ATTTTGTCTTTACCGTTATATTATCAATATTTTTATACATACATGATACTCTATATGTATCACAATCTGGTTTTTTACTACCATACATTTGCCAACAATTTACATCAATAATTGCTTTATCAACTATTGATTCATAATCATTACAAATAGGTAGATCTTTGAAAATATCAGCTGAAATATCTAAAATCTTTCTTCTGATAAAATGTTGCGTATTATTTGGAATTATTATATTTGGAAATATAATATGTAAACCATCCTTTAATTTATTTCGAAACTCTACAGGATTTGGCTTTTCCATAACATATGCTATTGATTCTTCTTCACTTACATCCAAATACTGATTAATAATATTGAAATAACCATCTACAATTTTAAATATATTTTCTTCAGTATAAACTCTATCATATTTTTTCTTATCATTTAATGACGAGTTTGAATTTTGGGAACTATAAATCCCTGATTTATTATCAGGAATAGTAAATCGGAAGTCAATGTCAACACGTAATGGACTTGGTTCTAATGGTTTTTCAGTGAAATATAATGGGACACCATTAGTCATAGCAAGACTATATATATTTATAAAGTCATCATATTTTTCATTTGGGATACATAGACTAACTTTTGGAAATCCAATACTTGTATTGGTGTAAGATTTACCTTTTTCGACTTTATATTTGTTAATGAATAAACGTAAATCTTCATTAATACCCATAATTAAAAAATTATTTTTCTTTATATATATATCAATTTTTATTTTTATACATATTTTTTTTCACGAACATTTTTTATTTTTCTTTATATATGGTAGGTGTATTTACAATTAAAACTAATTTAATGGTAGCAAATAAAAAAAAATTAAAATTAGACAGTAACTTTTCAAGTCCAAAGAATATAAAAAATCCGCACCTTTTTACTAAGAAGTCTTTAATATCTTTAATTGAAGCGTGGAATGAAAATAAAGATGAAAAAATAATTTATAAAAGTACATTTTCTATTGCAAAATTATCAGAATTATTAAATGAAAAAATAAAACCTATATGTGACGATAAACAATATTGGTGTTGGACTGGTGCTTTAAAAAGTTTATCAAAAGATAGTAAAACTAAAGAAATTATTAAAGTAATTGAAAATACTGAATTACGTCCTGAAATGCCTATAAAATGGACTAAAAATCCTATTGAATGGTTAGATAATTACGATATAGAAGATGTTATGATACAATATAATGACGATAAAAAATATAAATATGCTTTTTTAGGTGTCTTTCCAATTGACTTCTCAGAAGAAGATAAGTTTGGTAGATGTTTATATAGTAAAATATGTTCTATTGACATAAAAAAATACATTAATAAAAAAATTAAATATATTGGATTAATTACAAATCTTGATAAACACGATCAAAGTGGTTCTCATTGGACTTCTACATTTATCATAATTGATCCTAAAAATAAATGTTATGGAGCTCATTATTATGATAGTAATGCTATGAAAATACCTTCATATATTAACAAGTTCATTAATACTATTAAAACAAATCTATCTATTATATACCCTAATATTAAGTTTAATATTACATTTAATAAAAAAAGACATCAAATGAAAAATACAGAATGTGGTATGTTTTCATTATCATATCAGATTAGATGGTTGAATTCTATTATAAAATATAAAGAACTTAATATATCATCCCCATATGAAGATTGTAATTTCTATAATCATATTGTTAATGATAGTAATATAACAGATGATAATATGGAAAAAACCCGTTCATATTTATTTAGACCAAATATTAAAGTTTATCTAAAAGATAAAAATATAACTATATAAAACCTTTATTCATATTATATTTTTATATATACTTTATTAATAATGGGTGTTATTGATGACTTTAACTCAATAAGCAATAAAGAAACTATTGTTTATGCAGCAGAAAAAATGATTAAAGCAAAATATGATATAACATATGATAGAGATAAAATATACAGTATACTAAACTCTATCGTTTCTTCTATTTGTTCTGATGCTATATTAATTAAGAATGTTGTAAAAATAATAGAATTAAATACAATAGCTCTTGCTAAGATTAACGAACAAATTTCTTCAAGTTTACTTAATAATAACTCAGAAGAAAAGCCAATATCTGAGAATGAAGACCAAGTTGAAGAAGTCATGCAAAATCCTATTAAATATGATAGTGATGAATTATTGTCAAAAGTATTATTATTAGAAGAGAAAAGAAATGCTTCAAGTTCTATATCCTCAATGCAATTTAATACAAATGTAATTCAACAAAGAACACAACAACCATTGCAATCTTCACAAGTAAATTATGAAATTGGTAATTCAAATACTTTAATGATTATAGAAAAATTATCTGAAATTATTAATACTAAAAATAATATTAATAAGAAAACACTAATTATTAATAGTTATAATCGTGATTGGATTAATAATCATAATCGTAATAAATTATCATTTTCCATTAATATTGATTTACAAAACAATTATATTGAACCTTATAAAATATTATTGTCTAAAAATATTAAGAATAGAAATCCTTACATTACTATGGTTATTGGTGATGGAACACAAAATCAAAAGTTTAATTTTATATTAGGTAATACTACTTCTAATGATAGAGAATGGGATACATGGGTTATGATGAATGAAAATACACAGAATATAATATCATCAAATATTAAAAATTGCAATATATCTTTTTTAAATTATTTGAATAAAGAACTTGATATGGGAAGAGATGATATAAAAATATGTGAAGTATCGAGTGATGATAAAAATTTTAAAATTAAAATAGATAATAATGATGATATTTTATATAATAGTTATAATATTGATTTATTAAATAAATATGATAATATGTTATTAAAAACTAATGATTGTGACCTTGTAAATGTAATAGTATTGAATATAGATAACAATTATATAACACTGAATTGTGATACTTTAAAAAAAAATGACTTTATTAACTCTTCTTTATTAAATTATAAAGCACAATATTGTGTTATCCTTTCATATTATCCAAAAAACAAAAGTCTATAATATTAAAATAATAAATGATGAAAATATAAAAACTATCATTGTTATTATCTCTAATCTATATAATAATTTAATTTTCTCATTTCTTGATAATGTATTTTCAAAGTTTTCGTCTTTAAACAATTTTGATAATTCATATATATTCATATATATATTTGTATAATCAAATAGATCTCCAAAGTTTTTAATTAAATCTTCTGACTGTATCATTATCATAATTAGAGATACAAATAATATAAATAATATTAAATGTAATATAATATTTGTTGAGTTTATGTGTAAATTAAGATAATTAAATACAATACGCAATTTATAAGAATCATAATTTACTAATACTAAAGAAAATACTATTAATAATATATATAATATACCATATACTATTATCATATATGGTAAAGTTTTTACAATATTATATTCTATTATAAACTCAATAATTACCATTATCATTGTCCTTATCAACAATATTAAAAATATAAAAATAGATTTGTCTTGAAAGTTAATTTCAAGTGCTATTTCTGGTACTAAATTATTTATTTTTACTGTATCATATAATATTTCTCCTTGTTTGATATTTTTCAATAAGTCTTTTTTTTCAGACTTATTAATACCTATGTTATATTCATTCCAAATATCTTCATATATTGTATTATCATTTTCATTTCTACTTTTTTTATTTGTATTTCCGTTATTTCCTATATTTTCTGTATTATTTTTTAATTCAATAACAAAACTTTTTAAATTATTATCTTTATTATCTTTATTATCTTCTACACCCAATAAATCACCAAATGATTTATATTTATTTTTTAATTGATCATTTTCTTCATTTTCTTCTCCTCCTTTCATTTTATTACAATATCCTCCAGATTTCCTTCTGTCTTTTTCTATTAGGTATTTTTGTTCCAATTGTATATCTGCAATTTGTTTTCCAAACTTTTTAATATCTTCTTTTGAAGTATCAATATAATTTTTTAATTCGTTTATTTCTTGATTGATTGCTTTGATTATAGGATGTTGTAAATGTTTTTCTTTGTTTTTTTTATCTTCAAAAAAATTAATCTTTTGTTTTTTTAAAATTTCTTTTATATAATCTTCATATTCTGTTGATTGAGGAATATTTTTAATATCATCACATATCTTATATAGTTCAATTAAATATTCAAACATTTTCTTCAATATTTCCTCCAATATTTTTAATCTTGTATCATTCTTTTTAATATAACTATTTTTATCACTTTCTTTGTCTCTTAAGCTTGATATTTGTTCTTTTTTTTTATTTTTTTCTGTTTCTACATCACCATCTACATTTTGTATTACATCTTTATCTGTATCTACACCACCATCTACATTTTTGCCTACTTGTATTTCATTTATTTTTTTACCTTCTTTATTATTTTGTTCTTTTTTTTCTGATTCTTCATCGTCTTCATCTTTATACAAAAATTCAAGTGTTTTATTTTCTAACATATCTTTACCTCCAATTAATTTATAATATGTACTTACGAGTTTAATATATAAATCTTTCATATTTTTATAATGATCTGATATAGTTAGTTCTTCACTTATATTTTTTTTACTTGAAGGTATTTGTTTATTAGAATATTCGCTCATACCACCTGTTATAGTACTTTTTATTTCTTCATTACTTTTATTTAATATATTTAATTTAATAAGCATATTCTCTAAATTTTTTAATTTTATTTCAGTAGATACTTGATTATTAGGTATAGTTGTTTGTAATGTATTTTTTTCTTCTTCTATTGCTTCTTCTTCTGCTTCTTCTTCTGTTGTTTTTTCTTCTGTTTCTAAATCAATTATAGGAGGACAACAATACGAATCATCATCTTCAGATTTTGATGTTTTTTCTAAGTCAATTATAGGAGGACAACAATTTAAACTTTCTGCTAATTCTTCTTCTTCTTCCTCTTCTTCCTCTTCTTCATCATCTTCTGAAGAATCTGATGTTTTTTCTAAGTCAATTATAGGAGGACAACAATTTAAACTTTCTGCTAATTCTTCTTCCTCTTCTTCCTCTTCTTCATCATCTTCTGAAGAATCTGATGTTTTTTCTAAGTCAATTATAGGAG